ACTTCCGCAAGCTGCTAAGGTCCTCATCGACGGCATGAAGGCGACGACGACCGAGAATGTCGGGCGTGGCAAGAACGTCATCATGCGCAAGGTGGCCGACCACGCAACCCGGTTGAAGAGTGTCGAGATGATGAAGACCCTCATGGACACGACGCGGCCAAGGGGCGGCGGAATCCAATTCAATCAGCAAATCAATGCCGCCGGGGGCCAGCAAGACGGGGCGGTGAGCGGACGTGGATTCGACTACGAGACCCGGCTGCGCCAGATCCGCGAGAGCAAAGGGATTTCCAATGACGCGGGCATTCCCGATGCCGATTTCGAGGATGTGGAGCAGGGCGGGATCGCCGAAGAACTTGCGAAGATTGGCATTGAGATTCCAGGCGAGGACGAGGAAGACGACGAGGGTGAAGAGTGAGCATTGCTCGCAAAGACCCGACGTTGAACGATGCCATCGAATACCTCGATGACCTGTACATCCGCGCCGACAAGAACCAGAAGGTTGCCTACTCGATGCTGGACGACAGCGACAAGTCGTTCATCTACGGAGAGACTGAGCAGTGCTTAGACCTGCGCTACTATCTCGAAAATTATCACTGCATCCAAGATGAAAACGGAAACTGGAAGTCGTTCTATCCGTGGTTCGAGTATCAGGAGATTCTATACGAGGCCATCGAAGAGGAGTTGGCGGCGAACGGCCAGTGCAAGATCATTGTCGTGAAGCCGCGGCAGTCTGGAATCTCGACATGGACGGCAGCCGCGGTATTCCACCGCACTATCACCATGCCCCACTCTTACTCGATGATTGTCGGTCAGAACGGCGACACGTCAGAGCATCTTTACAACATGAGCATCAACGCCTATCACGCGCTGCCGTGGTGGATTCGCCCAGAGTTCCTTTACAAAACGAAGGGCGACGAAATTGTATTTCAGCGCGAGGATGACGCGGAACGGTCTGTGAATCCCGGACTCGGTTCGATCCTGAAATGCTCGAACGCAATGAAGATGAGCGGCGTTGCCATCGGAAGATCGTTAAGATCTCTTCACGGCTCGGAAGTTTCGAGATGGCCTGACGACGGCATGTTCGAGGCCGACATTAAGCCGTCAATGAACGCGCGAGACACATTCGCCATTCTGGAGTCCACGGGATTTGGACGGCAAGGATTCTTCTACGAGCACTGGCGCGGCTCGGTCGAGGGCGACACGGGATACCGCGCGGTCTTTATTCCCGTCTATCGGTCGAAGAAATACTACCTGCCATTCAATCGCAGGAATCCGGTCAAAAACGAGGCTTTGAGCAACGCTTTCACTCTTCGGGACGACGAAGAAAAATTCAATCTTCGCGTCGAGAAGGAAGAACATTTCAGCATCCCGAAAGAGTTCTGGAACTTCCACCGCATCGGAATGCTGGCCGCGAAGAGGGGACAAGCGAAAGCTGGATTTATCGAGTCGTATCCGCTCACCCCGGCGCAAGCGTTTCAGGCATCCGGCATCTGCGCATTCGACCGTGAATCCCTCGAAGAACAAGAGATGAAGTACATCTGCAAGCCGATCTTCGCGGGTGAGATTTCGCTGGCGTTCGACAACAAGACCCCGAACACCGACATGATCCGCGAGGTGATGGACGACGAGATTCTGCCGAAGCGCAAAGGGGATCGGCCATCGGCACGGCTTCACATCTGGGAGTTGCCAGAAGTCGGGGAGACGTACTACGTCGGTTCGGACTCAGCTCTCGGCGTTTACGGCGGCGACTACTCGGTAGCCTCTGTTTTCCGCTGCGGACAAGGCTCCGCTTCGGATACGCAGGTTGCCGAATGGTGGGGCCACTGCCCTCCAGAAGAGTTCGCGCGCATCAACTGCGCTCTCGGCTACTGGTACAACGGCGCGGAAGTTGCGACCGAGTATCAGGGTCCAGGCATCTCGACCGGTGACAAACTGGTGGAACTGGATTACCCGAACCTCTACCGTGAACGGATGAAGGACCGGCCCGGCGGCGCCTACAAACCATACTTCCACTTCGTCACGAACATCAAGACCCGCGACGCCATCATCTCGACAATGAACGAAGCCTTGCTGCACCACAACCGGAAGGGCGATCCCGGAGTAATTCTGCGCTCCGTCGAACTTCTGGACGAGATGATCGACTTCGGCTCGACCGGCGGCAGGATGGAGGGGCAAGGGAATCACGATGACAGCGTATTCGCGTTAATGATCGCGCTCTACTGCATGAGGGAGACGACAACTCACCTCAAAGGGACGGCGAACGACCGCTCTTCATCCGAGCATGTTGGCGACATCAAAGTCTACGGGGTCTACGACAACATCATGCGCCAGCGGGGGCAGTATCAGGATAGAATGGTTGCTCTGGGTGTCATCGAAGGCAAACCGGGCTGGACGGTGCAACCCATCCTGATCTGCAAGGCGAACACGATGTACTCTCCGACGTATGACGACCCAAACAGCGCGGAGTTCAAACTGCGACATGCGCATGGTTTATCATCGGATGAGATCGTGCCTGCACTGGTTTCGAGCTTCAAAGCGGCCTACGATCAAGCCGCGATTGGCGGCAATAGTTCCAACGATTCAGATTGGTAGACGAGGAGAACACGATGTCAGACCGAGCAATGATGTACTGCCCAACCTGCCGAAATCTGGCGAAACTCACCGGCAACGATTCATTGAACAGGATCGAACTGGTGCGCGACCCAGATGCTTTTCGCTGCCCTAATGGGCACCCTTTTACCAGCTACGCCGAACTCATGGCGATGGAGCCGGAACTCATCAAACTCATCCCAAAGGAAACTCCCGGCCCGAACGATACGAAGGTCGAGGTCTGGGTCAACAAGGACATCTGGACTCAGTTCGCGGCCAAGTATCCGGCGCAACTCAACGCCACAGTCGAGTCGATTCTGAGACTCTACCTGGTCGGCGAGCCGGTCATCATCGACGGAGGACAGGCGGCGCATCTGCGGAAGTTGGGTGTCAAGACGGGAGCGGAGATGGTCGCTGCGCTCGAAGTTGCGAAGACGCTCGAAGCGCAGTTGCAGACGGCGGAAGAGAAGATTTCTCTCATGCAGTCCCTCTTCCAAGGGGCAGGCGTTCAGGTTCCAGTCTAAATTCTCTCGCGCTAACCCCCCACTCCGCAGTCGTTTCGCGGTAGGATGAAATCGACTATGGCCGCTGCCGAACTACTCAACGAAACGCCGGAGCAACGCCTCGAACATGAGGTGCTGGAATGGACTGAATCAGTCTACGAAGAGGCGGAGCGCGAACTTTCGGACTCGAAGGAACTCAAACTTACCGGCAAACTGATCGACTACATCGAAGGCCGCCAGTGGAGTCCGCAGGCCCGGTTTGGCCGGTCGCGCCCGGTCGAGAACCGATTTGTCCGCCAGTTCATCGAGATGGTGGGGCAGTTGACCGACATCCTGCCAGACTTCAAAGTCACGTTCCACGACCACCCCGAAGGATTCTCGGAACTCGAAAGCCTACTGAACCAGTACATCAGCCTTTGGGCGGAGAACACCGACTTCGAGGGCGACCTCAGCCAGACCGTAATTTACGGGCTGTTGCACACCGGCTATGGGAAAGTCCAGTGGAACCCCGCGCTCGCCAACGGCTACGGCGACAATGAGTACATTCCGGTTTCGCCGATCAACCTGATGGAAGTTGGCACTGACAACAAACTCAAAGAGGCGGAGTGCGTTATCTACCGCGTCCCCGTCACCCTTCAGTACCTCAAGCGGAAGTACGGCGACATCGCGGATTTCATTAAGCCCGACACGAACATGCAGAACCAGCCGGCGCAGATGATGCGCCCGGCGAAGATGTCTGCATCGCAGTGGTCGAAGCTCCCAAAGTCCCTCCAGAACATGCTCGGACAGAAGAAAGACGGCATGATCGGCACGAAGTACCCCATCGCGCTAATGAAAGAGTTCTGGTTCAAGGATGACGCGGAAAACGAGTCAAGCACGAGCTTCCGCGTCGGGCCGGAGAATGCGAACTGGAGCTACATTGTCGAGCCGGGAATGCCGATCTATCCGCGTGGCCGTCTCGTCGTCTCGGCGGGGAGAAAGATTCTTGCGGACAGTTGCAACCCCTACTGGCACGCTGGTCATCCGTTTGCGAAGTATCGGCCATACCGGATGCCGTGGAGCCGTTTTGGGTTGTCAAGTTTGGAGCCTGGGGCTGCAATTCAGAACATCCTGAACCGCATCAACGGCGGCGTGATGGATACCGTCAATGCCGCGATCGAGCCGACGCTAATTGCGCCGAAGGCCGCATTCTCCGACCAGTCGTGGGATTCGATGGACCCCGGCGCGCCCGGCGGGAAACTGCGATACAACAACAACACGCCGAAAGTTCCTGAGTTCCGCAAGCCGCCTGAGCTTGCTTCGTACGTTCTAGCCGTCAAGCAGGGACTCGAAAAAGAGCAGGACATGTCCTCCGGCTCCGCGGCGATTCAGCAGTCGTTGCAGAAGAAGCAGGTGCCGAGCGGAGATTCGCTCGACATGATTCTCAACAGCAAGTCCGTCAACATTCGCTTGATGGGGAAGAACCTCAAAAGCTATCTCACGGAAGTTGGCGCGATGACCGCTGCCAACATCATGCAATTTAGCCCAGTGAAGCGCAGGGCGCAATTATTCGGCGGAACAGGGATTCTGGATTCGGATTTCACAAAGTCGTATGGCGAGATGAAACCGGCGGGAATGGAGCCGGAAGAGTTTGTTAGAAGCATGTGCTTCAGTATTCGTAAATTGAATATGGCGGCAGAGCGAGCGGAAGAGTTGTCGGTATACGCAGCATTACGGAAAGGCAAGGACATCTCCAGAAAACGGATACTCCTGAAGTACGACCCGAACTTCCCCGTCAAAGAGAACGACGAAGAGCTACTCGCAGAGGCTCTGCAACAGGCTGGAGTTCAAGGTTTGGTTGGGGCGGCATCAGGCAAGGGGCACCACGGGAAATAGATAGGCGTTCCTGTTCTGGGGCGTACTCCCCGTGGTACTTGCTTACAGCAGCCTCGCGAGCGCGAATAGGCGCATGTGATGACCGAAGAGAAAAATGTGCGGTTTTCCCTTTATCTCGCGCCGATAGTCGTGGGTTGAAATTGAGGTCTTCGCTCTGCAACCACAGTGGCACTCACCGAATGGAATCGTGCAGTTTGGGTCGCGGCAAATACAAAGTCCGGGCGGCAGTGTAAACTTCTTGTGGGGCATCTGATTCGCTCCTTTCAGCGATAAGGCTTTGCCGGTGTTACAAGCACCGATGCCCCAATTATACGCCCTCCACGCTTGCTAATGCTTGCAGATAAGCAAAACCACCCCTAAAAATAATTTCAGAAATCGTGTTTTTTCGATGAGTGAGGCATTGCGTTTGTTTTTCTTCTGTAGCAATGTAACAGGTGAGGCGAGTCATAAAGCCGCCTGAAAGTGGTGCAGGCCACTCTAAAAACCGTGATTCGATGGGGCAACCCAAAGGAGAAACAATGGCACGCAAAGTCGTCAAGCGCAGCAAGAAGGAACGTAAGGCGAAGCGGCACAGCGGGCGCGGCTAAGTTCGCGCTGCTCCTCAACCAATCCGGGGGCCGGAGTAATCCGGCTCCCACAACACCGAGAGGTAAATTCTCATGGCAACAAAATCCAAGCCTGGCCAGAGCTACACGGAAGAGTCCTTCGGCCATCACATTCCGCAGGTCGCGTTGTCGAAGGGCAGCATTGAAATCTTCGGCGACACCGTTCACGACGGCAAGCTCGGCGGCAAGCCCACGAGCGTCAACACCAAGACCGGCTACCCCGGCAACCAGAAGGCATAATGCCAGAGCCAGCCGCAGCCCCTCCGAATCCGTACTCGAACATGGCGTCTATGCCCGGCCCCATGCCTCCGCCCAAGAAAGACGCGGACGTTGAGGAGTTGATGAAAGGCTTCCATGGGATTTTCAAAGCCCTGAAGAAGATGGAAGCCATGAACCCGGCCCTGGCC